GGAACTCTAATTACACTAGCGTCAGTATCTCCACCACTTTGCTTAATAGAAATACTATTAAACAGAGTTCCAAAACCAATAATGGTTCTTCTCAAGATTTCGTTATAAAAATATTCAAACATTGTTATAGTCCTAGTATCTTATATTTATGGAATTCCAAATGGGTTCTGCTCACTAAAGTCTAAAATATCATCTGCAGCAGATTCTATATTAACATTATCAGCAAATCCATCCTCTGGAGGATCTTCACTAACAACCCTTAGAGCATGAACAGCACCAGAACTTCCACCAGTTATATCTTCACCAATACTAAACATTCCAGAAACATTTGCTACTTCTAAAATATTTGTAGTTGCATTCCAAGTTCTTACTCTACCCTTCACACCAGTTATAGATCCTGTAACGATTTCATTAAACTTAAAGTTTCCACTATTGTCAAGTGAAGGATCACCAATAGTAATAGTTGGAGTATCAGTATATCCAGCACCAGCATTAACAATATGAAGATTACTAATTGTTCCAGCAGCACTTACAACCGCTTCAACGGTAGCAGTAGTTCCTACTCCTACATTAGGTGCAGAGACCGTTACAGTAGGTGCTGTAGTGTATCCAGAACCCCCTGAAGTGATAGTAACTATACCTATGGTATTATCACCTATAAATGCTGTTCCTGCTGCTCCAGACCCTCCAGAACCACTTATTTGAACTGTGGGTGCTAAAGTATATCCAGCACCTGGATTTGTAATTACAACCTGTTGAACAGATTTTAAATTATTACTTATATTCAAATTACATACATTAATTCCACTGATCATAGTAGCAGTGAGAATACCAGTTACTCCTCCTGTAGGAGCAGAACTTACTCCAATAGTTGGAATGGCACTATAACCACCACCTCTATTGCTTATGTTAATAAGTCTAATAGCACCATCTGTAGTATAACCAACTACAGCACTTGCAGTTGCTCCAGTTCCAACTAAAGTTAGAGTCTGAGAAGATCCTAGTAGTGTTGATAAACCATCTTCAGATGTTCCATCTGCATTATCACCAATTAGATTATCATCAATTTCAGCCACTCCAGTATCAATAACTTCATCTTCGTAACGGAAGAGTTCACATTTAAGAGTGTAGACGTAATTCTTTCTTAACTGATAGAATGGTTTTTCATGCTCAACATATTTAATTTCAAATAAACGATCACCTAATGGAAAATAAACTAGATCACCCTCTTTAGGTCGGGTAGTTAACTTTACATTAGATTCGTTTTTTAATAGTGGTTGAATATAAGTTTCCCATCTTTCTCTAGAAATAACAAGATTTACTTCATTAGTTTGTTCAATACCAAACTTTGTAAGTAAAGTGGGATTATCAGCATATCCTTCAAAATTATCTACATATGCTTCTAATGGGTATGAATCATTAAATATGGATTGTACAACTTCACGTATTATAGTTTTTTCATTCATATATTTGCGAGGAAGATAATGCACCTCAACACCATACATCCTCAACTGTTCGTTGATTAAATCTTGTACTAAATTTTGTTCTGATGTAGATCCCTGTTGGAAAAATGGATTGAGCATAACATTATCCTACCATATCCAGAGGTGGAAGTTCATAAGTATTGGACATTTGTTCTCTAATAATTTCTAAATCTTTTTCTGCATCATCATAGATTTGCCTTCCATTCATTTCAATTCCACCAGGCAATTTAACACCTTGAAACTTTAATAGATTCTGCCCCCACTGTTTCTTAATAAGAGCAGTAGCATATTTCTTTAAAAATGAATCATTCCATACCCTTGTATAATCATTAGGATTAAGAAGTCTAAAACATTCCATAACTATAAACTCATCAACTTCACATGCAGACCAATCAATATCAAGATATAGTCTATCCTGTCTTTGATTAAATCTAATTTGTTTTCTAGTTGTTAATAAGTAATCAATATCAGACAAATATGTCTGTGTCATAGCATAACTTAGAAGTCCATTATATCCAAGATTAAAAGCAATATCATTTAAAAATAACTGATATTTAATACTAAACATATTATTGGATATTGCATTACTTCCACCAAAACGGAATATCTTTTCTACTCCAATTACTGATGATGGAACTTGTATATAATTACTATTTTCATACCAACTAAAATCTTGATCTGTTCCTGCAATATCTGCTGTTGCAGTCTCTGTTGTTATTCCTGTTCTTTTCTTTCCTGTTAAAACAGATGCTCTTCCTCTATCAATATCCGCCTGAGTTACTTGATACTTGAGATAAGTTCTAACTACGCCATCAAAATGTCTTTCGTGAAAATACTGAATAGCATCATCAATCCTATCTTCACACTGTTCATCGGCAACATTGATCTCCAGCACGGGAGCACCCAATTGCCTTAAGCAGTATTGTTTAAATTCAGATCTACTTCCTGGTTGTGCCATTTATACTCTACCTCTATAATATTTAGGATGGTGCGGAGGCAATGCCAGTATGAACTAAAATATTACCGTTTACTATATTATAAATTGTTGCTCCAGAACTTACTAGAACATTATATTCATATCTACCTTCCGATAAATCTCTTGTAGCAGTGGATCCCATTGATATCTCAAATATACCACCACCAGCACTTGTAAAACCTACTGTGAAGGTTCCTGAAGGTGTGGTAGTAGCACCAATACCTGCACTTTTTTGCATTTGAGATGATCCAGTCCAGACTGAAGTTGTTGTTAGTCCTTGGAAATCAAAAGCAACATCAGAAGTGTCAACTACATTAAAAGTAGTCTTAAAATCTGCGCCAGTATAAAGTGCTAAATTAGCAGCATAGGGAACTCCTGCATTTGGATCAAATGTCAGATTTTTACTTGCCATTGACTAATTCCTTTAGTAGAGATTTAATTTCACCAATTTCACCTTTTAGACTAGCAAGATCATTTTCCATAGAATCCACTCTTTCATTCCTTGATTTTTTAGCATTACGACCTACAGTATAATGAGTATAATCTAAAGAATTTACATTAACTATAGCACCAGTTTTGGGATCTCTTGCTAGATCACCATGTCCTTCAATATTATATTGTTCCATGTTATGCTAGTGCCATCACTCTTAGATCTTTAATTCTAGGAACATAACACTGACTAGAACCAGTTAATAGAAGTTTAATCCTATAATATCTAAATGCTGGAAGATCATCTGCAGTAAAAGTATAATCACTAAATTGTGTTGTGTTTGAGAAACTATACTCATTATTTTTAGGAACAAATTTATCGGATTGTCCATCACTATCTTGAGCATTAATTATGTCACCCCTATTGTTTAAATTATTAAATCCAGGGAAAGGTGTGAAAATTGGGTCAAATGATTGTTTATCACCAATTGCATAGAATGCTCTAACATTTGCATCAGTATGGATATGTCCAGCTAATAATATTTTAATAGAAGTAGCAGGATTTTCCAATCCTATTTCTTTACTAACATACTGACAAGCAGTAGGATCTTCAAGAAGAGTTTTTACTCTTCTATCTGTTGCAAAATCAGTAACAACATTATTAACTCTATTAGATACTAAAATTGTACTAATTCTTTGGGCATCTATCACAGGACTTAATTTAGTATCTACAGTTCCTAATGTAATTCTTAGTTGTAAAGATTTATTCCCTTCAACATTATCTAATCTTTCATCCTCATTAACCTTTGAGTAAATTGCTCTAGAGGTATTAAGATAATTTGTTTCATTTATGGTAACAGGTTCAAATCCTTGATCAATATATGGAATTTGACTATCACTTATACCAGATGCAGAAGTAGTTCTAATGTCAGCACCAATTGTAGTTCCAGTAACTGTCATGTTATGAATATTTGGACTAACAGCTTCAAAGGACATATTTTGAGTTGCTTTTGTGTTATATCCACCACAAGATTTGGTTTGATTGAAATAAAGTTTGGGGAATCCAACATCAGTGCTTCTATCCGTAGCATCAAACTGATTTCCATTAATAGTTTTGCTTGTTTGATCTATTTTAATATTATAGAAATCAAACCCAATTGATCCAGAGGATGCTGTGGATGTTGAAGTTGATAATCCATGCGTTTTATTAATTCTTGCAAGAGAAACTCCACCAAGTTCATATTTATAAACAGGTGTTCCAACTGAATAATCAATTTGATCATCTCCTCTAGTATCAATAGTAATTACATTACCAGTAACATTATTATACTTAATAACTTCATTTCCTATTTTAACCAATCCTTGATTAGTTGTTCCAACTCCAACATTTTCAAAATTAGTAAAGGCACTTGCATCATCAACACTAAAGGAAGCTTCATTACCAACATCTAATGCAAGACTTAATTTAGTTGGTTTAATATCAGTCTCAACATCCTTTATTACTACTAAATTTTCGGTAGAATACATTCCATGATTTTTATGATTAACTTGGAAATGCAATCCATCAGATTCTGCATCAATTGAATCTATGGTAACGTTACCACCATGACTGAAATTCAATTCCGTGGTAACACCAGCACTATTAGTATATCTCATTGTTTTACCAGCACCAGTAGCAAAATTACCTTGGACATTATCCAAAATAAGTTCATTTGTCATTCCAATTCCAGTAATTGAAAATCTACCATTGACACCAACAGTTCCACTACCACCAGTAGAAAGACCAATAGTTGTAATACCAACAACGTCACCTACTTGATAACCACTTCCACCTGAAGTAATTGTGCAAGCACCAACAACTCCATTTTCAATATAAACATTACCAACAGCACCTTTTCCATTACCAGTAACAGTAACTAAATTAACATTACTAAATGTTAAATTACCATCTAAAGGTGTATAACCAATACCAACATTAGCAATACTAAGTGTTCCTGTAGCAGAACCACCTGCACCTACAAGATTACCTGTTGCATTTGTTCCATCTTGACTGAAGGTATTTCCCTCAACATAACTATCACCAACTGTTGTTCCTAATCCAACTCTTATTTTTCTAGAACCAAGTATAATAGAATTTGGTTGAAGTGTTGGAATTTGATTATTTCCTTCAGTTAATTCTGGACTATAGAAATCTACGCTTCCTGCAGTTTCAAATTCTGCCCTATAGAGGGTGAATTTAAGATCTTCCCATTGACTTGGTTCCCAAGTAGAAGCATTTTGAGATTTAAATAGAGATCCCAAATATGGTTGATTTGAAATATAAGTATCCGTTAAAAGATCAGTTTCACCAATCCTAGAAATATAAACACTATATTTTGTTGAATTGGATAATAATGCTATTGCATAATCCATATTACCACCCTCAACATAAACTGGAGCTTTAAATACAACAGTGGTTGCTATAGATCCATCAGCAGAAATAGTAATATCTGCTGGATCCAATACAATTTCAGAAAATGGAAGAACATGTTGTGTTGGGAATCCATTAGACATAGATCTTAACTGAACTATACAAGGTATATCAGTATCATCTTTAGTTCTAAAGAATAAATCACATTTTGTTAAAAAGACTCCTCCTTCATCTTCTACTTGGAATGATTGTGCAAGAGGATCACCCCAACCCCTAGTCCATATCAATGTATCTGTTGTAGTTTGACCAACATTCCGAGCCCCAATAACTGTTGTTCCAAGACTTTCCGTTACATTTCTCTCTTGGAAGGATTCTCTTTGCTCAACTCTTGCATTTCTAATAGAAAGAATATTTTCTTGAACAGTCTCTAGAGTTCCAGAAGCAGTAAATGATTCATCAGCCAATGTGGTTGCTGAACCTGGATCATTTTCTGGGTCATTTGTTATAGTAAATAATTTTGTTCCTGTTTCAAATTGTGGGAAATTAACATTATTTGGATCTGGAATAAAGAATGATCCAGCACAAAATGCTGAAAGATCAGAAAGTAATTTTACACCAGTAATAGTTGCTCTTGCTCCACTGGTATGACCATGAAGCACCATTCCCTCTTCAATATAACCATAATAAGAACCTTGCACTTCATTAGATAATGAGAAAGTATCTACATTTATCAAATCAGAAGTACTTGAATAAGATGATGATAAAGCTTGGTTAGTATATGGATTCTCACGGAAAGTTTTTGTAGGAATATTATATGGACCTTCTTTATGATTTAATTGAGCAGCTCTAAAGAAAATTTGAGGAGCACTATCTCTACGTCTTCCACCCAATCCAGTTGTTGTAACAACTCCATGAACTTGTTCTCCAACTTGGAATGTTCCAGAGGTCATTGATATTTCAATTAACTTAGGAACACAATACTTAGTTACATTTTGACCATCAAAGAAAGCATATAATTGTGTTAATGGTTTAACTTTTTTAGCAATAAATTCGAGATTTCTAGACCTCATAAATGGAACAAGATCCCTACTAACAACCCTATCCCCTACTGATTCTTGTTCAAATGTTTCAAAAACAATAGTTTGAGTTCCACTTCTTTCCTCAATTCCATGTCTAAAAGTTTCTCTACTTGTTTCTACTACTTCCGTTGTTACATCTCTTCTAAATCGCTCACTCCTCCTTCTTGCACTATTACCTCTACCCCATACACTTGATTCTGTCTCAGTCCATCTACCACTTTCAAAGTCATTACTTGTAGTTCCTGTCCATGTAGTTTCCCATGAATTCCATATAATAGGTCCGATTCCAGTTTGGGGATCAAGACCTTCATTCCTTTCCAAATTAGATACTATGGCAGTATAATCACCTTCAGTTTGAATAATCTTAGCTTCTAGTCTTGCTGTATCTACCCATGTATCAGATGCAGGAGTTAATTCCATAGTTCCTTGCCAGAAACTAATTAAAAAAGGAGTAACACTTTCAGATCTAGTCGCAAAATTCTGCTTTAACCATTCAACATCTCCATAATCAAGAGTTATAGCATCACTATTCTTTCTTACATTAATACCTTCAAGTGTAGAAAATCGCATATCAACATTAGGATCACGACCTACAATAGGACCAGCAATACAATCAACTGAATTTGTATAATGTCTTGGACGCAATTCTTTTCTTTTCCTATCTATTGAATTATTGATAGATAATTGCTCTTGTGCTTGGAAAGATGTAAAGTTATCAACAAAAAATCCAGATTTAAATCTATTCAAACCATCTTGATCAGGAACAAAGAAATTAGCTGTATTAGTTTCCAATAATGAAAGAGTAGTATAATACTCAAGATTTTTAATTCTAGTATCTAATTTCTTAATATCTGACATCGTATATCTACGATAGTCTAAGAAATTTAAAGACGCATCTTTGGGTTCATAAAGATATGGTGGAAGATTGATAGTTGCTATTTCTATTGCATCATCAACAGGAACAGGAGATTTGGGAAATTCAGATGGTTCACCAAATTTTATTTGGAAAATTCCCAATTTACTTAAGAAAATTCTATCAATTCGAGGAAGGTAGAATGAAAAATCTATGATTACAGATTCATCTGATGCTAAAATATTTGGTACAGAATCTCCAGATCCAGTAAATGTTCTTCCAAGAAATTCTAAAGGAGATCTATCTCCTTCAGCAACTGATGTAATTGCTGAAACTCTTGGTCGAATATCAATAATATCTGTTAGACGTTGATCATTAATTGTTTTAATATCCGATGAATAATCAAATTGATTATAAGAGTTAACTGTGACAATATCTCCTGTATCATCAGAATCAAATGATCCATTTTGATAATAAATTTTTATTTTTTTAGATGGTGCATCAGCATCTTCTCTTCTATCAATAGTTGCATAATTGTAAAAAGTTTGTTTACCTCCATTAGTAAATTTATAATTTGATGATATATCAAAACTAATTGCATCTATAGTTGAAATAACTGCTTGTGCTCCAGACTCTTGGAAACTTACAGTTTCACCTTCTTTAAATTCTATAGTATTGGTATTAAGAAAACTAATTTGAGTATTAGTTAATTTTTCTGCTACAATTGCTACAGCTTCACTATCTTGACCTACTATAGACTCACCAATTATCAATTCATTAGTAGTAGTAGACTGTGTGACTATAGAAGAAAGAGTTAATTTTGGTGCAGAAGGATCACTTGTATCTGCTGATTCAAAAATACCATGAACTCGAATAAGATCAGGAACATTAAGTGATATAACATCATCTTGAACTCGTGTTCCATATGGATAATTTCCATAAGTTAATCCATCATTTAAGGTTGTTGCTCCTATTCCAGATCCTTGTTCTTTTGAATAATTAATAACAATAGATTTAACTTTATTGTTTATTTTCTGTTTAGCTAATGGTTTTGCTTTTTTAATAGTAGCAATAAGAGTTGCACCATTATTAGATGCAGAAGGAGTTGTTAAACCACGTATTTGACAAGTATTACCAGTTCCAAAATCAAACTGATCAG